TCGATCTTCCTCAAGAAGGCGCCGGGTGATCTGATCGAAGTCGGCAAGGCACGCACCATCCAGAACGCGGACTACGACGTGATCCCGTTCTTCTTCGCCGGCAACATGACGGTGAACAACCGCGCGCTCAACGGCGTGGTGATTTCGTCGTAACTCAACCGGGAGGGCTTCGGCCCTCCCTCTTTCTGGAGGATGCATGCAGCTTTACGACGAAGAAGCAATGGTCGCGAGTCTCAAGGCCAATGGCGGCTTGGGTGGGCAGCTGGAATACAAGAACGACATGCATGTGTGGTTCGTCATGCACGCATCGAAGGATGAAATTGCATCGGCGAGGGAAGGCCGGCCGATCTATCACGAGGCGCCGTACATGGGCACGAAAGCCCGTGATGTGAGGGACTACATGACCAGGCCGGCGACGCCCGAGGATATCGAGGCGCACCCGAAGGAGTGGGCCGCCTTTCAGGCGATGCGCACGAATCCGAAGACGTCGCTCCGCTGTCTGCCGAAGATGACCATGGCGGCGTTCCTCACACTCCAGGACATGAAGATCGGATGCATTGAGGACTTCGCCGCTCGTGAAACCGTATATCCGGAACTGGAAGGCCTTCATGCCATCGCCAAGCGGTGGGTGAGCGTCGGCGAGGAACCGAAGGCGAAGGGCGGATGGCCGAAGGGCAAGACGAGGAAGCCGCGTGAAGTCGCTCAAGCAGCTGCTTGACCAGGTCAACGCCGAAACCGGCTTTGACGTTCCGCAGCAGTATTTTCAGAATCCCGATACCAACATCCTGCAGCTGATCGCGATTGCCAATCGCAGTGCGGTGACGCTTCGGGACATGCGGCTGCAGTTGCTGATCAAGCACGCGTCCATTCCCATGGAGAACGGAACGACGGCGTTCACGACGGACGGTCGCATTCAGTCCTTCAACCTTCCGACCGACTACTACGGGCTCGTCCCGGACACAACCTACCAATCCGGCCGCCTGGACAACGTCATCCTTCCGTCGTCGGCTCCTGTGTGGGCGTACCTCATTTCCCGCATGGGCAATGTCACGCTGCCGATTCGGTGTCGGATCATCCAGGACAAGCTGATGGTGTTCTCGCCCGAGGTCGGGCAGACGATTGAGTTTGAGTACATATCCAAATACACCATTCGCGGCGCCGACAATGACGTTCAGCTCCTTTCGCAATTCACGACCGATCGCGACGTATGGTTGCTTGACGATCCACTGATCGAGCTCGATATCAAATGGCGGTACAAGCGAGAAAAGGGCCTCGACTGGCAGGATGACTATCAGTCCTTCGTGCTCTACTCGAACGAGCTACGAGCACGCGATGGCGGCTCCAGGACGGTCGGATGGCCGAAAGACTATCCGTTTCCGAATGAGCCCTTCACCAACCTGTACGTGGCGTAATGGGCGGAGAACCGGGGGCCTTCACCATCGCAGCGCCGGTGGGAGGGTGGAATGCGCGTGACGCGCTGGAAGGCATGGCGCCGACTGATGCGGTCGAACTGATCAACTGGATTCCATCCTCAGGGTTCGTGATTGGCCGTGGCGGTAGCAAGACTGTTCTGGATGGTCTTACAGGCGCGGTCGAAACGCTGATTCCCTATGACGGCGAGACAGGATCCAAAATACTCGCGGCCTACGATGGGAACATTGCGAACGTAACGGGATTCACATCGCCGACTGTCCTCGATTCGGGCTTCACCTCCGACCGCTGGCAGTTCGGAAGCTTTGACAACAAGCTGGTTCTGGTGAACGGCGCTGACGATCCGCAGGTCTACAACGGATCGACGCTGACTCCGATGACGATCACCTCCGGCCCTACGGGGACGGATCTGGTTGGTGTCGTGAACTTCAAAGGTCGCGCCTTCTACTGGGAGAACAACTCCCAGAGCATGTGGTACGCGGCGGCGGGATCCTTTCAAGGCGTTCTGTCCGAATTCCCGTTTGCCACGTTCACGCAGCGAGGCGGCTACATCGTCCAGATCGTCACCTGGACGCGTGACAGCGGGGATGGTGTCGACGACTACTGTGCCTTCATCTTTAGCACGGGCGAATGCCTGATCTACCAAGGCGACGACCCGTCACAAGCCTTGCAATGGTCGATGGTGGGCCGATATCAGATCGGCGCTCCGCTCGGACCGCGTGGACATTGCCGCTTCGCCTCGACCGAAGTCCTTTTGACGGATGACGGGTTCACGACGCTGGATGAGGCCATCCAGAACGCGCGGACAGAGATTGTCGATACCTTCGGAGGCAAGATCGTTCGTGCCGCGAAGTCGGCCGCAAAAACCTTCCGGTCGAACTTCGGATGGCAGGCCATCTACTACGCCGCGGGGAATCTCTTTCTCGCCAACATCCCAATTTCTACAACGCAGTCCGAGCAGTACGTCAAGAACACCAACACAGGAGCATGGTGTCGGTTCCGGGGTTGGAATGCGCACTGCTTCGCGATCTACAACGACCGCCTGTACTTCGGAACCGATGACGGTATTGCGCTTGCGGACCTTGCGACTTCGGACAGCCAGAAAGCCTATTCCGATGACGGACAGGCGATCCAGTACGAGGCCACCACGGCTTACCAGAAGTTTGGGCAGCCCGGACTTAAGACGCAGCTCACGGCTGCTCGAGTCGTCACCAATGCCTTCGATCCACGAGCGTTGAGCCTCAACGCCTTCGCGGACTACCGCTCCAAGATCCTCCCGCCCGTCCTCGATCCCATCGAGCAGACGCAAGGGCAGTGGGATGTGTCCTCATGGGACGAGGACTATTGGGCCGGCGATGAGAACGACCCCGAGAACTCACAGGCGCGCCCTGTGCTGAGGCCTGTTGTGACCTTCGGATTCGCAACGGCCCTGAACATCCGCTACCGCTCCATTGTGCAGCGCGTGGCGTGGTACTCGACCACCTTCATTTTCAAGCAAGCCGGAGTCAACTAAATGTCCTGGAGCGGCGGCGTTTACACGCGCACGAACGGCGTCTACAGCGGAGCGCACGTCTGGCGAAGCGACTTCAATGCACTCGTGAAGATCGTCTATTCCCGGCATGACGTGCATGACCAGGACCTGGCGGAAGGCATCAACGCCTGCATCAACAAGGATGGTCAGAACTCGCCCACGGCTGATATTGATTGGGGCGGCTTCAAGATCACCAATCTTGGAACGGGAAGCGATCCCGCAGACGCGGCGCGTTTCGGTCAGACGGTCACAGCGGCGACGGTCGATCCAACGTCTAAGATCCTCACCCTCTCACGCCCTGACGGGGATGTGCAGGTTGACCTGACGCCGATCACGGTAGCTGGCGATACCTCCGATTTTGCGCGCAAGACGCTCAACAATGACTTCGCGGGCATCAATACGTTCGCGGCAGAGATTGCCGCTCGTGGCGGCGTTTCGATTGGTTCCGGCGCCAGTGCGTGGGGCCTATCCGGCGATAGCGATGGGATATTTCGCCTCAACTCTTTCAACGCGATCATCAGCGCCATTTCCATTGTTCCAATCTCCAGCGGCGTCGCTGAAATCCGGCCGGACGGAACGGCATGCTGGACGGCGCGCACGCTCGATCCCACCGTGTTCCTTCGCACCAACGTCGCCGCGAACGTTACGGCGGGTTGGTCATTTACCCAGTCGCTGCAAGTCGGAGGCCTGGTCATTGCAGGAAACGGCTATTCATGGTCGGCCGTAACGCCTGGACCAAATACGTTGCAGCTCGCCGGCACGGGTGGAAACTTCCTCAAACTCTCGCAGGATGGGACCTACGGGTCAAAGCTCGAATCCGTCAGAAGCGGAGGTGGCGCGCTGACGTACTGGAACAACGGTAACCTCGTCGTGGGTCCGACGCTTCCGGTCACCGGTGCAGATTTCCAAGTCGCACTTGTTTCTGCGGGCGCTGACAAGGGCGTCTGGGTCTACGTTGCCCCTGGCGGCTGGACGAAGATCGCCAGCTGATGGGACGGCTTCGCACGCGCGTCGAACGACTCGAGCGCATACCGTCAGGGACCGGTCCCACGGGTCCAACCGGTCCCGCTGGGCCAACTGGACCTACTGGCCCCACGGGTCCGACTGGAGCAACCGGAGCCACAGGCCCAACTGGACCGACAGGAGCAACGGGCGCAACGGGGGCTACTGGCCCCACGGGAGCAACGGGCGCCACCGGTGCCGGCATCGACTACACGATTGGATGCCGAGTCTTTGAGGACTACGCCGGACGCATTGTCGTCACGGGCGTCACGGGCGCCATAACCGCGACCCAAGACTGCCCGGTGTTCAACAACCTATCGACAGCTGCGACTCCGACGCGAGGAAATGTAGCGGGCGGGTCTGGTCTTCTCACCTACGCCGTAGGTAACAGTGTGACGGCAGCGTTGCATCTGTTTCCAGCGAGCGTCTACCTGACAAATGGCACGTCCACATCGATCAAAACGCGCTGCAGAATTCCAGTGGCGCCCAGCTCGGGCGGTGGTGACTTCACACTTATTCACGGCTTTCGCGAGCGCTTTTCAGGCGCGGCCTCGGCGGAAGTCGTGGCCGTTGTTTCGTGGTCGGGCACGGCGGCGAAATGGGCGCTGCGCGTGAATGGAACTATCACGTTCACTAGCACGACGAGCGTAGCGGCTGGAACGCAATGGCAAGTGCTGGAGACGGTCATTGATCCAGCGGCAGCCACCTGCACATTCTTGGTGGACGGAGTTTCCGTTTTCTCGCGGTCCCTGACGGTCCCAACGGGCGTCACCTCGCCGTGCTATCGCGTGGACAATGTAAGCGCTGGCTCGCAGACGTTTGACGTGGACTGGCAGGACTACTTCCAGGCAGTTAGTCGTCCGTAAGCCGTCTCAGCACGACCCCCAATCCCCGGCATTCCCCCGGATTGCACGCGATCCCAACGCCATTGCATGCGCGGCACCAGCGCCATTCTTCCGGCGCGATGCGCTCCAGCACGCCTCCGCAGCGGCAGTCGCGTCCTTTGAGGAACGGGCGCCCTGTCTCACCGCACTGCCGGCAGTAGAGGTCGGGCACGCGCGAGCCGCGCACCGGATCATCCAGGCTCGCCGGCGGGGTGTAGCGATCCAGGACTCGGTCGAGCTGGCGGGCGCTGAGGCGCAGGGGCATGGGCGGGCTCCGTGGTGGTTACGGAGCAGGGTAGGCGTTGGCGTCTCAGGAGGTGAGATTGTCGTCCCATGACCTCTGGCACTCCCGTGATCTGGTTGCCAGACGGTTCATTGCCGAAATGGTATTGTCCGCGCGTCGACTCGGGGGAGGGACCGGAACTGGAGGTGACCCAGTGAGGTCGAATGCAGCATGAACACTAGCAAGCTTGATCGGGAAATGGCCGCCTACAGGCGCGAACTGCCCCAACTGATCGCCGAAGAAGGGCGTTACGTGGTTATTTTCGGCGACACGGTCATCGGAACGTTCGATGCCTACCCGGATGCACTGAAGGCCGGATATGCCAAAGCGAAATTGGCACCGTTCCTGGTGAAGAAGATTTCCGGGACGGAAAGCGTTGCCTTCATTACGCGCGACGTGCGCTTTGCATGCCAACAATAACCCAGTCGATTTCACCGCTGGGGCCCGTCATTGATGTCTGGATTGGCGTAACCGAGGCGCGCGCCAACATTCTGTTGGCTGAGGGCGGGGTAGTTCCGAATTGGCAGGCCGCGAGGCTTCTAATCGACACCGGCGCCAGCAACACATGTATCGATCCATGTGTAATAGCGCCGCTTGGATTGACGCCTACCGGCGTCGCGCAGGTGCAGACTCCAAGTACGGAAGGGAAGCACCATGAGGTGCCTGTATACGATCTACGCTTGATCTTGCATGCGCCCAACGTGAAGGCGCCAGGCACGCGTTTTTTCGATGCGCTTCCCGTAATGGCCTGCCAGCTGGAATCGCAGGGAATTCAAGGCCTCCTGGGTCGAGACATCCTCGAGCATTGCACGCTCGTGTACAACGGCGATGCTGGTGTTTGGATGCTCTGTTTCTAGAGGGCGCCGATTCCTTATCTATACGTCGGAATCGATTGTTTCGTGCTGTGTAATTCCAGTGCAATTCCACGCTTGGAATGAGGGCCCAATGAGGGTCAAAACCGCATAGAATTGCGGTATTGCGACCTATCAATGGCCTTCACACGGCAAGGGTCGCAGGTTCGATCCCTGCACCGCCCACCATCCTAAGTTGTTGAAGTTGTTCCGATATCGGAAACCCGATGTCGGCCACATTTCAGCCCTGTGCAATCGACGGTGCAAATGTCCGCTCCAGCCCTTCGGCAATCGCTGTGGTCTGCAGGTGCGCATACCGCGCCTGCGTGACGGCAACGGACGAATGCCCGAGCAGCTTCGACACGACGTACAGATCCACGCCGGCCGCGATCATCATTGTTGCGCACGAGCGCCGCAGATCGTGGAAGTTCACGCCCGGCAATCCAGCCGCCACCCTGGCGCGCCTGAATCCGCTCTTGAGGCCTTCGGCCGTCACGCGCAGCGGAAGATGCTCCAGCCACGGCCGCAGCGGCGCGGTGATCGGCACGAGGCGCGTGCGCAGGCTCTTGGTGTTGCCTGCGCGCAGCGTGATGACCGACTCGCCAACGTCCTCCGCGCGTATCGCGCAAATCTCCCCACGCCTGCATCCGGTGTAGAGGGCGATCCACATCGCTGCACGCACCGGTTCGCTGGCCTTGTCGGCGATCGATCGCACCTGATCGACCGTCAGCACGACATCGCGCATGTTGCGCTCGGGAAGCCGTTTCACGCGCCCGCTGTAGTCCTCGACGGTCTCGCCGCGCTCCCACGCCAGCCGCAGGGCCTTCGACAGCGCGCCTAGCGTCCTGTTGATCGTGGCGTCGGCGTACTTGCCGCGCATGTCCTGTGTGATCGCTGCGGCCACCTGGCGCGCCTCGCTAGCCTTCCTTCCCTCAGTCCATGGACCGCAGCGCGCGGCATGGTTGGTCGCCGTTGCCGGGCTGCGTAAGGTCTTGGCGTGCGCGAGGTAGAGGGCCATGACGTGCTGCAGTGGCGGATCGCCGGGAATGACCGGCGATTGTCTGGCTAGGCTGCCTCGGATTTCGGCTTCGAGCCGCTTGGCATCACTCGCAGATGCCGACGCCGGTAGGATTCGGTGAACTCGCTTCCCGGCGACCATGACCCCGACATGTCGGCGGCCGACCTTGTCTGTCCAGATTGACACTTCCTCGCCCTCAGCCAGCGCTTGCACTCGTCCAGATCGTACCGCTTCCCCCTGCCGACCGGGGTAAAGGGCAGCCCTTCAAGCTCGAGCCTGCGCACCGTCGATTCGGAAATCCCTAGCTTGGCGCAGAACTGCTGGCGATTCAGCTCGCTCACCGCACGTTCCTCCAATTCTTCCCGCGCGCCTTGGCGATGGCCTGGCGGCGGAGGCGCAGCAAGGGCAGATCAATGCCATAGTGCGCTGCGATCCTTCGTAACGCATCACGAACGAACCGAGCATACGAAGGCGAATTTTTTCTCGGCTCGCTCATCCTCTACCCCTCACCCAAGACGACCGCCGGCTTCTCGCTCACGCGGAGGATCAGACTCTGGTCGTTCGATTCGTGGGCGCCGTACGCTTGCCCGTAGTGGGCCGACTGACGAACCCATCCGCCTCGGCAGTCGTAGAACGATCCGGCGAACACCTTGGCGTCAATCGCCTTGTCGCGCAACGTGCTGATGGCGTTCTTCTCGAACTCGCTTTCGGGCGTCACGACCAACTGCACAGTGCCGTCCTCGATGTAGATTGCGGTCTTCATCATTTCTCCAGCACGACCAGGGCCACGCGCTTTTGGTTGAGGCCGTCGAATCGTGTCTCGGCGTGCATTTCGGCCCACACGGAACATTCTGGGCCGTCAATCAGGCTGACGCAGCCAACCGGCGCTTCATCCACCCTCTTGCGCAGAGCGGCGAGGGCGGAACGAGCCTCGTCGCGCGCCTCACACAGATGGCGTAGTTCCGCGCTGTCGCGTCCATGCTGCTCGACCCATCCCGCAACCTCCGCGCGCAGGCGTTCGATTTCCGCAGCTGCCTCGTGGCACTTCTCGTAAGACAGTGTGAGGCCGCGCAACCTCTGCACCAGTTCGTCGCTCATCCCCGCCTCCATTGCTTCGCGCGCGTAGTGAGGCCGTTTTTGCCGGCATTTCGTTTGATCCGCTTGAGTTCTTCTTGAACCTGCGCAAGTGTCAGCTCACCGGCATCCATGCGCGCGATAAGCGCCTTGCGTACCTCCATACTGTCGGCCACCAGCCCATCTGCCTCGGCGCGCTTCAACGAATCGCGTTTGTCGATGGCGGCCTCAAATCGTGTCCGTCTCATTTCGCCTCCTGTTTCGCGAGTTCGCGTGCAGCCTGTTCTTTCGCTGTGACCGGGACCAGTTCATCCGCATCAAAGCCGAAGCGCACGCATAGTTCGCGAGCAGCGGTTGACCCTTGCGAAGTCGCTTCCATGACGCGCACCCATCGTGGCTGCCGCCCTCTGTTGATTGACTTGTGGCCGGCGTTGGCAACCACTCCCCACAGCGAACGCTCCTGCGCGGACAGGAGGGCGCGGAGTTTGGATAGGCGAACGCTGAACACGTATTCAAGCTTCGCGTCGTGCGCGCTCACAACGAGGTCCAACAACCTCAGCGCCTCACTGTTCATGGCCCCGTTCCTCGAAATAAGATATGGAATCATTGACGGAGAGCAGCGCATTTTCAGCGTCGCTCAGCACGATCGACTCTATGGACTCAGACAAAGTCCGCCTCTCGTTTACCGCGTCGAGCAAGTTTCGCAATGCGTGGAAAAGGCGCGGTCCTGCCAATTCTGCGCAACGCTTTGTCAACACCATTTGATCGTATATCGACCTTTTTCCAACGTCTCGCGTGTCCACGCTCCCCGCTTCGGGCGGTGGTTGTGGGGTGGATAGGGCCGCAACGGTTTCGTTCACAAGCGCATCGAATCTGGCACGGGTGATGTCCGCCTTTTTGTTCTGGCGGAACGATTCACTATCCGCTTGCGCCCACCAGTCCTGACCTAACACAAAAGCTCTCGCCATTGCCTTGCGCAACACCGCTTCCGCCTTCGTCTGTTCGTCTGTCATGGGATTAGGGTCCGGATGGGTGGTCACGCAGCCTCCGAATTGCATAGCAGTCCGCACGACACTGGAGGCTCGTCGGAGTAGCGACCAGCGGTCGGCGGCAGTTCGTCGAGGTGTACGCGTTGGCGTACCCCGCCAATGGTGGCTTGGCAGATTTTTGCTCCCAGATCGCGCTCAAGAGCGGCCATTCTTGCGAACACCTCGGGGAAGTCGCGGCGGATTTTGTTCCAGTATCCAGCGTTGCCTTTTGGGCAGCCGATGCAGTTGTTGTTGCGGTAGCCGAGCAGATACATGGCAGGCAAAGCGATGTCTGCGCTCTGCAAGCGCATGAAGCATTCGTCCTTGGTGATGCCGGCGGCAATCAGCGGAGTCCATAGCCGAACTTCCGGCTGGTTCGCTGCGAACTGGTCAGCCCTGTCGCGCTCGCTGGCGTCGAAGCCGAACACTTGCGGTTCCCAGACGGTCCATTCGTGCTCCTTCTCCCAACGTTCGCGAACAGCCTTCTTCAATTCGAGCGTGCAAGGCGCGCCAGCAATGCCGGCGATATAGCGCCGGCTCTCCCACACCGACCACGTGTCAGGGTACTTGTCGCTCTTGATCGTCTCGATGGGACGACCTATCCAGCGGCTTACATCCGCTAGAAATCGAACGTTGTCCGCATGCTCGCTGCCGGTGTCGATGTAGACGACGGAGATATCCGCCTCCGGATGCTGCTCGATAGCGAGCTTCACCGCGACCGCGCTGGTCGCCCCGCATGAAAACCACGCGACGACGCGTTTCACTCCCCCTCCTTCCGCTGCGCGGCGATGGCTGCGTCAATGGCCAGATCGCAGTCGTTCCACGTGCGAAATTCGGTGCTGGACGACAGGACCGCCCACGACCGACCGGACTGCATGAATCCCGCGTGTGCGTTCTCCTGCAACCACCGATACCGCTCCGCATCCCTCGCATCCCTCGCATCCGCACTCGGCGTTTCGCTGGCGCTCGGTTGGGGGCGGGGGTAGAGGGGGACGACGAATGATTCGCTGGCCGGGCCGACGATCACACACCCGTCAATGCGCAACTCGTCTTGCCAGTCAGCCGCTGCATACAGCGCCGGCTCCCCCTCCGCCTGCGCTTCCGGGGCGGGGTGGGCGATGGCGGCACGTACAGCCTCGTTTTCTTCTGGCGTCGCCGCTCGCGCGGTGGCTTCCAAGTGCGCGTCTCGATCCACGCCGCGCGGGAATGCGGATTGGAGGTAGAGCGTTCGCGTCTCGATGGGAATGCCTCGCTCATGCGACCATTCGCGCTCGTGCTCGTGCGGCTCTCCGTCGCGCCATTGGACGACTGAATCATGCACCCAACGCCACTGCTTCAATTCTTCTGTTACAGGGTTTGGGCGAGTGAGTTCCGCCGCTATCTTGTCGCAATGATCGCGAACTAACTGCGTCGAAAGCGTTCCGTAATTGGAGCTATCGCTCTCGTCTGCATGTTCGCGAAGGCTGGCAATCTGTTCGATCACGGCCCGTCTGGAGCAACCGCCAAGCGCGGATTCGTACCACTTGAGGACCTCGGCCAGTGCCGCGCGCTTGTTGTCGGTCGTGCCATCGAGGAAGTATTGCGCCTCGTAAACGCTGTCGAACTTGCCTTCGGCTATCTCGATGACCTCATCCGAAATCCCCGCCTGCTCGCTCGGTGGTGGTGCGTGCTTCGCGCAGTAGTGTTGTTCCGTATTGTCAATGCCGCCTGCATAGGTAGTATCGGCGTAGCAATCCGGGCACGGCTCGCTCTGCTCGTGTTTGCGCTCAAGTTCGTCAGCGGCAGCGCTTGCAAGCGTGAACGTTCCCGGCCAGTTGTCGCTCGTATATGCTCGGCAGCGGCAAGCGTCCAACGCTTCGTTCATACGGTTCATCATGCGTTGGATCAATGCGCTCCTATAATTCGGATGCGCTGTGTCGAGGTTGCGAATTGTATCTTCGATGCCGTTGTATGCGGCCTCGTCTTTCTCTGGATCGAGGTGCGTGAGAAAGTCGCGAAGGTACTTGATCGCTCGATCACTCGGCTTGCCTTGCTCGCCGCTGTGGGCGGATGGGGTGGGGGTGTTCATTGGCAATCCCTCAATTGATATTTAAGCGCATTGATCTTTCGTTTGATTTCTGCGCGTTCCATCTTTCGCCGTTTTGGACTGTTCGCGAACTCGCGACCGCACTTATCCGAACAGCACATGTAGTTGTGGCCCCAACTGCTATCGCACATACGAGCACCGAGCCATTGATCGACTTGATCTTTCTCCCCGCAGTTCGGGCAGTCATCGGCCATCCAATACGGCTCTCTCACAGCACTTCCTCGCGTTCGGGTGGGGTGGGCTGCGGCAGTGGATTGATGCCGTCGTCAGATGGAATGGGATGCGCGCATTGGCAGCACCACGGATACGATCCGATGTAGGCGCCGCATGTAAGACACATCGTTCCGCAGCTCATGGCTTCCACTCCGGCGACCCACTCGCCGCGCGAATGTTGTTTAGGGCGGTGGTGCCGGCGGGGGTGAGGTCAACGCCGATGTTCCCAGGCGTCAGGTTTGCTTCGACCCATCCGCGCTCACAGAGACGATCGAACGTGCGCCACCTTGCTGCCATCTGCTGCGGTGAAGTGGTGTTCAGGATGAACTGCCCGCGATGTTCCAGCGTTTTCAGCAACCAAAACTCCGCCGCCGTAACCCTCGGCGCTGCTAGGGCGGCAAATCCTCGCGGCGTAAGCATGCGGAAGCCGCACTGCATCGCCGCGAAGCCTTGTTCGCACACAGCGTCCCAGTCGCGCTGCAAGATGTTCTGACCCTGCGCGACAAGCAGGAGCTTCCTCCGCATCGCCTCCGTGAGTCCTGGGCGCTTCATGGCGTGGGCTTCGCTTCGTCTTTCGTCGGCTCCTTCGTGTCGCCCTTCGGCGCTGCCGCCTTCTTCACGAGGTCCGTGAGACCTTGCTTAGCGATCTGGTACAACTCGCCGGCTTCGCGCTGGATGTTCTCGTTGTTCGCGACGGCCGGTAGAACGACCATGACGGCGGCGGTCTTGCTGGACGGAAGGAATGCGTTGACACCGAACAAGATGAGCGCCGCGATAGCGCCCTTCTTCGTGTAGACCAAAGCCTTCGCGAGGATTTCGTCTGCGCCCTCGATCATGGCGAAGAACGCCACGAGAGCAATCACGGCAGTGGCGAGCGCGACAATGATTGAAATAACGGTCAGCGTTGCGCCGATGGAATCAAGTTGCAGGATCAGATAGAGCGAAAACGAGTTCATGGCATTTCCTCGAATGGTTGGCGGGGTCAGGCTGCGGTCAGAGAACCGACCAGCTGCGGCGCGTGATGGGGGAGCGGAACGGAATATCGTCGTCCTCGCCCGCCTGTGATCCGCCCGACGTGCGCTCCTGCTGCGGCGCCTGGCGCTGCGTGCGCTGGCCGCCTTCGGGCTTGCCGCCGAGCATCTGCAGTTCGTCCGCGATGATGTCGGTCGAGTACCGCTTGACGCCGTCTTTCTCATATTCGTCCGTGCGCAGCTTGCCTTCGACGTAAACCTGCGCACCCTTCTTGAGGTACTCGCCGGCGATTTCGGCGAGGCGGCCGAAGAACTTCACGCGGTGCCACTCGGTGCGTTCCTGCTGCTCGCCGGTCTGCTTGTCCTTCCAGCTTTCCGAGGTGGCGATGCGGATCGAGGTGATCGCGCTGCCGCCGGTGGTGTAGCGCGTCTCGGGATCGGCGCCGAGATTGCCGACCAGGATGACCTTGTTGATTCCGCGACTCATGCTGCCTCCTTGATTGATTCCAGCGAGGCGAGCAGGGCGCTCACCTCGTCCCAAAGTGATGCGCACGCTTGCGCGAGTGTTTCGATGTACTGCGGGTCGCGCTCGATGCGCTGACGATACAGGCGCAGATGCGCCGGCATGCGGGGATCGAACGAAACGAAGTCATTCCAGGCGCGGCCGGTAACCCACATTTCCGCTTGCACCTGCGGGATGTGTTCAGCCGGCATGCCGTTGCGCAGCGTCTCGATATGGACGGCAGGGTTCGCGGGACACTTGATCTGGGTCATGCCATCCGCGCCGATCAGTCCGTCCGGCGAACAACCGACGTACGGAATGGTGGCGTGCAGAACGAAGCCGGCAGCGATGACGATCTGTCCCGTCTCCGCCTCATAGGCGGCGCGTGCGGCGGCCTCCACGTCATGACCCCAGTCCAGCGACTTCGCCTTGACCTGCTCGCGCGGCTCGCCGGTCAGGATTTCCGCAACGATGTCGCCGATGTAGTCGCGGCGCGCCTGCAGCGGCTTCCCATCGCGCTTGCCGAACGCGAGAACGTCAGCCATGCGGGACGCGGTGATCTTGCCGGCGCGCGCCTCGCGCCACTCGGGTGTGTTCTGGATCATTCGGCGGTCTCCACGATGGCGGCGTCAGCCTTCGCGGCTTCTTCCTTGAGGCGGTCCAGCTGGTCAGCGACCAGTAGTCGATTTGCCTTGCCGATGCGATCCCACTCCTTGCCGAGCGCGACCGATCCGAGCGAAGCAACATCGTTCAGCGCCTTGATAAGCGCGAGGCGCTCCGGCGTGTCCTCCGGCACCGTGCGCTGCACTGCCTGCGCGCCTGGACGGGCGCGGCTACGCGCATCGTCTGCGACCTGCTCGCGCAACTCGTCCGGCAAGTCCTCGATGTCCTGCGTGAAGATGTCGGAGGCGGCGGTGACCGTGATAACGGCATCCACCTGAGCGCGCTTCTTCGCCATCTTGAGGATGGTGTTAGCCACGTCCGCCGGATTCGTGCGGATCTGCTTTTTCTGCTCGACACGGCCCTGATACTTGGAGAACTTGACCCGTCTCCGATTCTCCGGCGTGGCGTCGAATTCCTCCTGGCACAGCATCCCGCGCCATGCGTACTTGTCCTCGCGGCTGCTGCACTCGCCGATGCCGGCGCCGAGGAACTGACCGCCCGCGGACAACAGGTTGACGGTCACGCGATAGTGAACCTCGCCGTCCGCGCTCAAGTCCTCGACTTCCGGGCGCGCTGCCAAGCGGAAGGTCGCCATAAGCTTCTCGGCACCGGCCTTATAGAGGCTCACGGACTGCGTGCCGGGGATCTTCCCGTAGTGGGTGCCGTCGAACATGACGGAACGCATTACGTCCTGGATCAGGTTCACCTGCGCGCGAACATCCGCGGCGGTCAAGCTGCGCTCGCCGTAGTTCTCCACGGCCTGTTGCGTCATCGGTACAACTGCGTTCATTTTAGATTCCTTGCGCGTGATCCGACGCGCGGCGGTGTTGGGGTTGGGGTGTATCTAGAACGGCACAGAATCGCGCAGGCGAGTGGTTACAACGTCGGTTTTCGCGGTCACCGAGACGCCCTGCAAAACGTAGAACGACAGGCCGGGATTCGCGCGTGCGAGACGCTCCGCTTCAAGTTGCGCGCTATGCTGGCTGTCGTGGCGAACACGCGGACTTCCGTTATTCGGCTGCCACACAACCCAGAATTGGTCTTCCATTTTCGTCACCTCTAGTTGGTTCAGGCCGCATCCGGCCCGTCTGGGAATGCGCCTTTCTTAGCGCGATCGACTGCGCGCTCCACTGCGCTACTCGGCTCACGTCCAGCCCGGACGCTGTTGCAAGCCGTGTCCGCCTGGATCTGCGCCATGCGCAACGGGACGCCTGCCGCGAGGCAACGCTTCATCACCTCGCGCCGAACAATGTCCTCGGTCGTTTCCTTGCGGATCACTTCGGCCTCCCTGCGGAATGCGCGGCGGGCGTGGGTTGCGAAGTCGACGATTACGGCGCTCATGCTTCCACCCGCGAGCGCAGGTGTTGCGGCTTCCACACGCAGTCCGAAAACGGAATGGCGGTGTTGGCGTCGCTGATCGGCTCGAACTCGCTTGGGTAGCCCCAAACGATTTGATCGTTCGCGAATGGCAGGAACGCATCGTTTTCATCGAAGCCGATCCCGCACGAGTCAGGCTTGACGCCCAATCCGCGCTCGTCGTTTTCTTCGATGGCTGCGACGATCCCGGTCAGGCCGGCTGACCATCCGCGAGCCTTGCGCACTGGCTGGCCAAGAAAAAACCTGCTCATCCCCGCGCCCTCCGCTTACGCTTCGGCTGCTCGACAACCACGAGTGACCGATGGCGAGGAATCTGGAATGCGCGATCGACCATCGCCGCGCGTACGCGAAGCCCTTGCGCCTGGATCGGCAGCAGTTCTTCCGGCGTCAGGCCAAGTCGCGAATGGAACTGCCGCAAGCGGTCGTCTTGACTCTGCGGGTTGCAACGGTGTCCACGGTTCATCGGAAATAACCTCCACGGAATGCCAGCCAAAGGTCAGCGCAGACGTACAGAAGGAGTAGGGCGAGGGCGGTCATGCGACGCCCCACGGAACATCGTGGTTCGCGATCAAATCCTCGATCGCGTCTGCCTCGGTTGCGCCGGTGCCGATCTGCACGCCTTCGTCGAACTCGCCGAAGCACGCTGACCACAGGCAGTCGGCAGGCGCGATGCCCGTGTTGTCGCGCGCCGTCGTGATTGTGTAGACGCTCACGCAGCCCTCCGATAGCAGCTGTAATCGATCGTCTTGACGAACTCGGAATGCTTCCGGTCAGCGATGCGGGCGAGCAGGTACATCCGACGATTGGCGCAGTCCTGCAGCCAGCGGCCGAACGCGGACTGGCGGAATAGGCCGAGCTGGCATCCGAGTGCGTGCGTGCGGTTGTAGAGCTCGGCGCACTCCTGGCTCGACGCGTACGTGTCCGTCTTGCGCTTCACGCGGATGCGGTACTGGCGCGACAGGCGCTTGTATTCGGCGCGGGTCATGCGGCACCGGCCTTTGCGATGGCGGCTCGCAACCTAGCGACGAGCGCAAGCGCGGTCGAATGGTCGGAACAGTCAATCTCGATCGTCGCGCCGACGATACGCAGCGGCGGATCAACCAGCGCCTTTGCGCTCGCGACAAGCTCGTCGTGTGCATTGCAGGCGTGGACGATGAAGGCTGCGTTTGCTTCGCGGATGGCGTTGTCGCTCATGCCGCCACCTTCGCCGCGCGATGCGCAACCTGCGCCGCACATGCATAGGCCGCAAATTGCTCGGGATTGCACGCGATCCACGCCACGGAGCGGCGCTGCATGCAGTTCTCGTAACCGGCGGCCACGGTCTCATCGAAGTGCGCAGATCCCAGTTCCTGACGGGCTTGCGCCTCCGTCATTTCCTGGCGCCAGTAGTTGGGGCGCGTGCTCGCCATGTCACGCCGCCTTCGCAGCCGCGCGCTTTGCACGCTTGGCGGCATTGCGGCCGACGTTGTAGGTGCGTCCCGGCTCGACGAACGGCAGGAACCGCATGTGCGGCGGAAGCGGGTTCTCGGCGGTGTGCTTCGGGTTCGGGACCATGTACGCCCTGCAGGCGACATGGATATAGCGGGTTGATGCCTGGCGTTCCTCGCGACGACTCGCCGTGGTGCTGCGCTCGTACATGTCCTAGACCTCCCACTGCGCCGGGTGGCGCGATGGGAGGTAGTTAACCACAGTTGACTACGCATGTCAACCACAGATGACCATTCAGACGAAACT